CACTACTGCTACTGAAAACGGTCTTCTCTCTGATGCGGCATTTGAGCGCGCCATCGTTCAGAAACTTCGTGAAAATGGAATCTCTGTGATTTCTGCAACCACGAACAAACAAGAACCATTTACGGCTCTCCCCGATAAACTGGATGATTTTAATAGTTACTTTATTGATCCGTCGACGTTGGAATTCAAAAATCGCGATCTCTTCGTTCGCCGTATATTAGGTCTTACTTCATACTTTCGAAGCGCGCAAGAGAAATTACTACCAACCTATGATTCAGGTACAAACTTTCATCTTGTCGAAGTTGAAATGAGCGATTATCAGTTTGCAATCTATTCGCGTGTGCGTGATCTCGAACGTAATCAAGAGTCGAACATGAAGAAGAAGGCGAAGAAACGTGGTGCGGCTGCTGCAGCTGCGAAGAAAGGAAGTGACGGAGGAGGCGGTGGTGATGGAATTTATGACGACGTCTCTTCAACCTACCGTATCTTTTCCCGCGCGTTTTGCAATTTCGTATTTCCGCCATCGATTCGACGTCCCTTACCCGGTGATGATGGAACTGCTGCATCCGAGATGGAGAAGTCATCTGCACTTGGACGTATGCCAGATGCGGAAGTGATGGGTGAAGCACATGAAACCGCGGAAATGTTGGCAGCGCGTATTTCACGTGCAATGGATAGTGGCGGAAGAGGTGCCGCCCCGAAACGTGGACGGAAACCGAAGGGGGCAGCGGCAGCAGCAAAAGGCGGTGAAGAAGAGGGTGATGCTGCCGCTGCAATGGACGAAAACATGCTTGATGGCGTGAAGAGTTCAAATGGTAATGGAGATGATAGCGAGGATGATTCCGAAATGGTGATTACAGGTGAACACTCCGACGCAGTGGCAGCAGTGATGGCGGGATCGACCAAAAAACCGTCAGCAGCGTCCAGCAAGAAAGATTATGTTGCACAATACCAAGCCGCAATTACAAAAGCGATTCGTGATTTGAAAGTGAGTGCTGGTAGTTTTCTTATTCCGGATGAGCTCGCGATTTATAGTCCGAAGTTCCTCCATTTGCTTCATAATATCCTCGACAAAAAACATGTAGGCCTTCATCTCGTCTACAGCCAGTTCCGCACATTGGAAGGTATCGGAATCATCAAACTCATCTTGGAGACAAACGGATTCTCGCAATTCAAAATCAAGCAGTCATCACTCGGAGACTGGACAATTGATATGACGCCGGAAGAACAAGAACGGCCTTGTTTTGCACTTTATACCGGAACTGAAACACCGGAAGAAAAAGAGATCATCCGCAATATCTTCAATAGCAAGTGGAAGAATGTACCCAAGTCGATTACGGAGCAACTTTCGACGCGTTTCACGAATAACATGTATGGAGAAGTGATTAAAATTCTTATGATTACTGCGTCGGGCGCGGAAGGTATTAACCTGCGTAATGTGCGTTATGTGCATATCACCGAACCTTACTGGCATCCGGTACGCACTGAACAAATCATCGGACGCGCACGTCGTATTTGCAGTCATATCGACCTCCCGGAAGAACTGCGAACCGTCGATGTGTTCTTGTACTTGATGCGATTTACTGCACGTCAAATGGCGACGGATAATGATGAATCTTTGAATATTCGAATGAATGATAAGAGCAAGACAGATGGGTCGACGCCGATGAGTACTGACCAGTCGCTTTACGAGATATCGAATATCAAAGAACGCATCACGCGCCAGATATTGACGGCGGTGAAGGAATCGTCGTTTGATTGTATGATCCATGCAAACGCCACCGCGAAGGAACGATTGAACTGTTATTCGTTTGGAATGGGTGTAGGTGAAGAAACGTTGGGGTATCAACCAAATATTGCGACAGAAGAGGACGATAAGACGAAGAAACTGAATAAACAGACCAAGACACTTGCACTGCGGAAATTGACTGTGAATGGCAAAGATTATGCAGAAGATCCGGATACAAATATCATTTATGATCTCGAACTCTACAAGATGGGGAATTTGGTAGAGCGCGGGCGGCGGACGGTTGTACCTGCTGACCCGAGGACAGGCGCTGGAGATCAGTACCGGTTTGAGTTTTTTTAGAACGGGAAATGAGAGTATCTCATTATAATCTAATTGTATTATAATGAGGTTTATTATTCTACCGTCGGTTTTCTCTTTAGTTTCATAAGAATTGAATTTTCTTGTTCGGCGTCTTCTTGAAATCGGACTTTACGTATATTTGTTTCTACCGACAATGGTGCTGGTAATGGCGCCGGAATGGGTGCATCAAGATCATTCGTTGTGTAACTGGTTGGTTGCGATGGTTGTGGATTCGACGCCTTCATTCTCTCGGTGATTTCATCGAGGTCTCTTTGGCGTGCGGCGATTCTCTCGGCGATCATCTTTTCCATGTCGTCGCTATTGTTTGCAAGTGGACTGTCGGTTTCGCCGTCATCGTCTACTCGGGTGCCGCTGCCGCTGATGATGCCAATGTCACGACGATTTGTCTTCTTGTCTGAAAAGTCGATTTCTTGTGGACGTGGAACATCAAGAAACGCACGTGTTTCCGCCTCTTTCTCTCGCAACTTTGTTTCGATTTCTTGCCGTTTTCGTGAATGAAAGTCCTCCGCATTATAAATCTCTTGAACGTTACGGTCGGACGCATGTAAGCTCGTTCCTGGACTGTTGGCATTTATTGTATTCATTGTAAATATACTCCCTCCGGCGAAGCCGCCGAAGCAACTGTTGTTGGTATTGTTTTTACTCGCACTGATATCATTCGCTATTTTCGGAATATGAACGACGAGAGATTGGATCGCGACCTTGTTGAGTTCTTTCAATGAAAAGGATGCTAATCGTATTCGATCAATCTCGCTTTTCACCTGTTTCGCTGATTCATAATCTTCTGCTTGAATCGCCATTTGTTTACGCTGTTCCAGTTTTTCTAACCGCGCAACTGGAATATCCATTTGTATAATCTTTGCATGAATCCGTTTTGCGGTGTCATAGTCTTCATCGGCGACGGCTTGTTGTTTTGCCTGGTAGAGTTCTTTTAACCGCCCGGCGTGGAGTGCCGGAACGTTCGCCGAGAGATTTTTGAGGATTCTCTCGAACACGTGTTTCAATTCTTGGAGAGTTACATTGGATGGAATTGTATCGAAGATCCCTTCTTCTGCTAATATTCCCCAGAGGAGTTCTTTGTTTTGCTGAGTGATGAGAAATGACATGTTATTAAATGATATATACCACGGAAGGTTTATATAATTTATTATTGTGATTTGACCGGTGCTGGTGGTTTTGGTGTATCATCAAAATTCCACATTCGGCGTCGGAACCTTCTCATCTACGTTGAAGAATTTGCGCCTGAATCGTTGCATGTATTTATCTGTCATCTTCTTATGCTTGTCTAAGAAGTCATGCACTGTCATTTTTCCAAGGAGCATGTGAATAATCATGAAAATACAATACACACCGCACTCTGAGTCGTTTTTCTGATGACGAACGTTGTTTATGTATTCTTTAAAAGGGATACCATTTGCTTCCCCTTGTTCGCGTACTCTCTTCATAAATGCGCGAATCCGGCGTTGTGGTCGATCACCCGTACTATCGAAGAAAAAGATGACCCGTGCTCTCACATCAATAAACATCGATACCCAGTGTTCGCCTGGTTTATCATGAGGGTCAGTGTTAAAAACAATCCCGATTTTCTGCTCGCCATTTTTCACATGTTTCATAATATCAAAATTGCAGAGTTCATCCCAAACGCACTCTCCGTCCTCTAATACTTCGTCGAAATCCACCGGCGATGGCCCAATAAATATAAAAGAAGGAACCGCATGCTCGTACTGTTTCAGTGAATTCGCGATATCAATGCTCGATAGCCATTCATGTATATTTTTCTTCCACTCTTTCGGTGCTTGCGGCGCAAATGTATAATGAAGCATCTCTTTATCCATTCCAGAAGTTGCGAAACTCTGGCGTAACCAACATGCCTCTTGATGACAAACACGGTTCATATATGTTTTTAAAGCATTCCAGATCGCGCGAGGGTCGGTTTCTGTGATTTTCTGATCGGGGTGCCGTTTATTCCAAAGCGATTTCAACTTTTCGAGAGATTTGGAAGAGTAACAAGAAAAATCCTTTGTCTC